CTTTCCTTTTATTTTCCAATTTTAAATTATTATATCATATCCAAATCAGCTGCAAATATTTCAAATTCTCGTTCCGTTACTTCCTTGTCTATACTTTCTGTTGCCATCTTTTTTACTCTGCAGGTAGTTGCAGTGGCTGATATGGCATTTGTATTCATGTTTACAAGTGAAACAGGAAATGCCGCATCATCTCCTTTCTGTTTTGCGAGAGTATTAAGATATTGTACTGAAGGTGATGTTGACATAAGCGTTATTTTAAATGTCCCTGTTTTATCAGCACTTTCAGCGATTGCAACTTCTCCTTTAGTACCAACGTATGGACTTATTGCATCTTCATTTCTCTCTACTTCTATTATTGAACCATCAGCAAACCCTGTGATAGTTACCCCTTTTACCACAAGATTTACTTTCAGTGGATCATATGTCTTTACATCCATGTTTTACCTCCTAATATTCCAAAGTTCCTGACACTGTAGCCTTGTGGATTGCTCCAGCCAATTTTGCTGTCCATTTTATACCTGTATAGTTACGATTTGCGACATCGTTAGGATCTGTATCTTCTCTTGGAATATATTCTATTTGATACTTAGCGTTTTCGTCCTTGTCTACAAGGATTATATCTTGCTCAAATGCAGCTCTTTTTAGCACATGATTACACACAGCAACCATCTTTGATATACCTGCATTGTCGAATCCTATCTTTGGAGTATTAGCAGCAAGATATGCCAACCCTTCTTCCATCTTGAACTGGATCCAATACGCTCCCATGACAACATCTATATATTCTCCTGATGTTGTCTTACCTTCTGTAGTTTGGAGTAGTCCCATTTTTTCTATATAGGTAAAACCGTTGCTTTTATGCAACGCACTTAATTGTGTAGATGTTACCTTAGCCTCCATAACACCCTTTATTTCTTTAAATTTAGCTGTTACTCCGCCTACCTTTGCAGTAGTAAGATAACTTGCCAATCCTTCAGCAACATATGCATTTACATCATTATGATACATAACTACTGTATTTTCAGACCTTACAAGTTTTGGAGCAAGTAAACTTTGTGATGTAACAAAATACATCATCTCTTGTGTATCTATCCAGCCACTTAGCTTCTTTATTGCATCATCAGAATTGTCCGTGCATACAAGGAAAAAAGGATCTTGATATTTATCTCTTAACTGGTTCAAAAATGCTATCATTCCTGTAGGCAGTACTGCAGGTGTTGTTGTAGTTACAGTAGCTTTTCCTGTACCGGTTGTTGAAATAACAGGTATATCTCCATCTCCTGCTATTTTTTGTGTAAATATTATTGTAGTTGCCGTAACTGTAATATCAAAATCTATTTCATACTTTGATACCAAAGGTTTTAGACTGTTTATCTGAGCTTGTATATTTTCTCCTGTAAATTCATCTTTATCCTTGCTTGGATCAGCTGCCATAAACTTATATTGCTTGCCATTTATATTGAATATATCACCGCTTGCAAATGCAGTTTGCACCATTACAGTATACACTGCTTTTGTTCCGTCTGTTTCAGTCATTTTTGTATTGCCGGCAATTGCTACGGTCTGCGGTTTTGGTTTTTGTCCAAATATCCTGCTCGCTATTTTGTAAGCTTTTGAGCTTGTAGGGAAAGACTCACCAACTGCAGATATATCACTATACAAGCCATATTCTTTATCGTGTTCTGTGTCATATATAAGTATAAGACCAAAGCCTCTTTGGTTTACCGCTCTTGTGAGCTTGGTAATATTTACAACAAAGTCTTTTTCTCTTGCTTGTGCCATATTCTCACTTTCCTTTCTAATGAATTTTAATATCTTTTAATTTTGTATTTTTCTATCGTTTCAAGTCTTGCTTTTATATCATGTGTAGTTCTAAATCTAACATCAAACCCCTCACGCCTTTCATAATAGTCTGTTACAAATACATCTCTATTTGATATATTTGTGCATTCTACAACTATTATTTGTTCTCTCACAAGATTTTCATATCCTATATGTTTGAAATAATCAGATGCATCAAGTGCAAGTTGTTTTGCACTTATAGAATCTTCTGCATAAGCTGAAAATGACATAGTAAACTGTACTTGCAGATTAAGATTTTTTATTATATCTTTCTTAAAGTCCGGATTTGTAGAGTCTACTTCGTAATTACTATATACGCCTTGTCCTTTTTCATTTTTAAAAGGCATTATTAGGTTATAGCCAATGAAAGGATAGTCAATCTTATCATCTTTAAGTGGCTTATCTGATGTTTGTCTCATCATAACTACAGGTCTTTGAATATGTTCATGTAGCTGTTTTACAATTATATTTCTAATTTTTTTCAGTTCCAAGAACATCACTCCTTACCAGATAATATATATTTAGATTATCATCAAAATCACTGTAGTCCTTTTTCTTATCTACTGTGTACACATGATTTTTATGTTCAATTTTATCACTTGTTTCAAACTGTTTATAACAATACAGTTTCCTGTCTTCACTTTTATATTTGCCGTTTTCTTCATATCTGAGTTCTTGCATAGAAAGCGGAACTACAGCACCGTCGAATTCTTGTTTTGATATACTACCTTTTGTGTATTCTCCACCATTTTCATAGTCGTAATATCCGCCATTTTCTATTAATGCAGCAGGTTTTATCTTGCTGTATTTGTCAACCAATCTTTTAAAATTGAATAGTCCTATACTAATCACCTACAATCTTACACAATCTCAAATGTTATAGAGTCACGAAGTTTCCCTGTATCAATCAGCGGATTACTTCCGCCATGTTCCCTGTTTTCAAGTGTGATTGGAGAAAGTGGCGGATTACTTAAATCTGTCAGGTATTCTTGTATTTTTCCTACACAATAATGTCCGACAGCTTCATAAAAAGTATCAATATTAATATCACCATTTATAAGACTTTGAATTAAAGATGATACTTTATTTTCAATATCACCTTTTTTTTCATCAAATCCTGCTCTTATAAAGGAGCGTTCAGGAATATTTATAGCCTTAGTTTCCTTTTTCAGGTGTATTCCAATGTGATGAAGGTATGATCTCATTTTTTCAGTAACATTTATAGATACTCCATATTCATGAACATTTGCAATAGTCAATATTTTTCCATCTTCTTTTGATAAAATACCTACTTTTATATTATTACTTTTTAATTTATCTAATATTTTTATTACTCTATCCACATTGTTTACATCTTTAGAAAGTTTTATTCCCATTACGGCACCTTCAATTTCCTAACCTGTCCGAGCAAGTTTGCTTCTTCTGCAGACAGTTCCTTGTCAAAATATGTTATGCTCATATCTGATAATGACTCACTTTTTACATTTGGATTTTCTCTATACGCTTTTATTTTCATATCAATAAAAAGCTGAACTACAAGCGGTAGATTGTCCTCGTTGAAGTTTTGATTACAATATCTCCTCGCAAAATCAAGCCAGTATTTTTTTATTAGAGTTTCATCCATTATTCACTCTCTTCAATTGCCTTTATTATATCTTGCTTTGTAGCTTTTTCAGGCAATTTCACATCTTTTTCTTTTGCTATTTTCTTAAGTTCAGATATGTTAAAAGTATTTAAATCTACATCATCAAGATTTGTTTCTATAACCTCACTGTCTGAATACTGTGTGTCTTCACTATCTTCTATATTACCATCTTGTTGAGTATCTTCAACTACTTCAATATTTTCTCTTAAAATATCTAAATCTGTAGCCTCTATATCAAAGACATCTCCTTCATCATATACTATACCGTCATACTTTATACTTCCTCTTATTGCCTTAACTTTCATTTTATTCTCCTTTTTGCACTTTAAAAGACGCTAAAATATAATTTAAGGCGTCTTTTAAGAGTATTTACACAATCTATTTTACTTTTGCAATTATCACTTCATTAGCAAATGGGAATGTTGGTAGGGCAGTAGCCACAGCCTTAGTCCATCTTGCTACCGGATCTTTCGTTGAATATATTTGTACTATTACCTTTTCTCTTTCGCTAATTTCGTTTCCTGCCTTTCCAGAAAGTTCGATTTCTTCAGGAGTCAATCCGTATATTGTCTCACCTACGGCATATTCCGGCATCATAACAAATTTATTTTCATCAAAATATCTCTTTGTCACATATGTGCCATTTGCAACTTGCACCTTATATCTTTCGTCGTATGTTGCAATTGTAGGCAAGTCTTGAGCAGATAAGAAGTCATTTAGTTCCTTTTTGCTAAGAACCTTAGTATTTACACCAAATATATCCTTTTTCACCTTGCTATGTGTAAGCAATGTAGATAGTATAGTGTTACTTGTAAGGGCTCTTTTAGGAGTTATTCCTGCTGTAGTTTGAAGGCTATTTGTCCAGTCAAATATATCTTTGATTGGATCTGATGCTGCATCTGTCCACACTGATGTACCACCCAATGTTTTTATATTAGTTGAAGGTACGCCATAGTCAATAGAGATTGTAACATTATTTTCACTTACTGCAATCTTTCCTGTAGTAAGTGCTTCCATTCTCATAGCCTCTATCCTTGTTTTTACAGCTATCACCATCTTGTCTATGTCATCAAAGACAAGTTGTTTCGCCTTTTCCAGTTCTGCACTTGTTCTTGGAGTACTAAGCTTGATTAAGAGCTTTTCATCCATTTTTATCTTTTTCTTGATTAATGCAAGTGTTTCTTTAATGTATTCAAGTTTTTCCCTTGATGCTATCTCTGTCTCAGTATCAAATCCATGTATTGATGCGGACACAGGAGCATTATTTGCACCTTTAATATATCCAAGGTCTATATCTTCTATTTTTGTTTCAGGGAACAAAAGTTCACCCAAATATTCTTTTAGTTTTCTTTCTTTTAGGTAATCTCTTATTACCGCTGGTGAAAATACTTGTTCAAATTCCATATTATACCTCCGTATTTATTTAAATGTTATTCTTTTTAGTGCAGTAATAGCTGTAGTCTCAGGTGCTACAGGTAGCCTATCTTTTAGCACAAAACCATCTTCAAGAAGTGAACCTACATTGTCACCTGCTGTTACATCTACATCTTCAAGTAGTATACCTTTTGCAGTAGCATTATTTTCTGGTAGTATTGTGCCAGCTTTTACTATCTTTCTTCCCTCAATCAAAGTACCTTTTGATTGTGGCACTGTATAAGTAAACGCCACATATTTGTCACTTGCCAAAAAGTTTATATTGTCTCTTACCAGTGTTCCTTTTTCTACTTTCATTTCCTACCTCCTAAGCCCATGGATTATTAGTTATTTGTTTTTGAGCATTTCTTTGTTCTGCCATTGATTTTCCCGCATTTGTTGAACTGTCACCAGTCTTGAGAGTAACACCTTTTATCTTTGAGTTTACTTCGTTTTGTATCTCTGCTCTATATAGTTGTTCAAACTCTGATATTTCTTTCAAAGACTGTTCAGTATCTTCATTTACAAAATATTTCGCAAATGAAATAGGCAATTTTCTGTTTAATAGCTCGTCTTTTACATCAGACAATCTTTCTTTAAACAGTAGCTTGTCTTCACGCTCTTTCAATGCTTTTTCTTTGGCATCTTGTTCTTCTTTTTCTCTTTCTTCTTTTGAAAGTTCAGACAGTCTTTTTTGTTCTTTTAACTGTCTTTGCACTTCCTGATTGATTTTTTCCTGATTTGTCTTTTCCTGTTCTTTTGCCCAATCATCCTTTATTTTTGCTATGTCGTCATCAGTATATGTCTTAGATTCAGACTCTTTATGTTCTGAATTTTGAACATCTTCATCTTGAGGTGCTTGAACATCAGCTGCATTGTCAGATATATTTTCTCCGCTTCCACCTCCGGCATCTGCTGCAAAAAGTTGCAAATTATTTTTTATAAATCTAATCATCTTATCCTCCCAATATTAATAATTTTTTGTATTATAAAAGCACCTGTCACTTTGACAGATGCTTAATTTAACTTTTTTTCAATTTATTGCACTATAAAAGCACCTACATTTTTGTAAGTGCTTTTATATGGCATCTTTGTATTTTTCAATAAACTCTGGTTCGCTTTCATATGTCTCCTGCCAGAATTTCTCAAAATCAATTTTTCTTCCAAACCCTCTTGTTATTATGAATTTTTCATCGGCTTTTTTTATTTCTTCTGCATATCCAGCTTCAGACATTTTTATTCGTAAATCTGTAATAGCAAGTGTATAATCACAGTTATATTGTGCTGTATGGTCAGGATCAACTATTTTTTCAATCTGACTTGCATTAAGTCCTGTTAAATCTTGAAGATAATCATAATACTCAGGTATTCCATTTTTAAAAGTTCTTATTGGCTGTATGTTCATTTCTTTAACCTCGCTTTCAGTAAAGTTATACCATTAATTTCAGTTTTTTCATAAAACTCAAAAGAAGTATTTCTGTTAATCAAAAACTCACTTTCACCTTTATTCTCCGAAATAAGATCTACATAGGCTCCATGTCCTTTTCCTTTTGGAATATCAAATTGTATATATAGTCGTTCTCCTCCATCGTCAAACTTAGCCGATCCGCTAAACTTATGTGCAATATTAATATCAAAAGTACTACTTTCAAAACCCTTTGAAGTATATGTTTTTCCAACTATATTTTCTATTTTCTTAAAGCCCATTTTTTTCTTCAAAGTTCCTGTAGATATTCCACGAATTACGGATATATCTTCCTTTAAGTCAAATTTAGAAATTGCTTTATCTATATTATCGACAATTTCTTGTAAATGTTC